GTAGAAGTGCTTCTCAATGAACCTGATGATTTCTTAAAAGTAAGAGAAACTCTCACAAGAATTGGTGTAGCATCAAGAAAGGAGAAAAAATTATATCAGAGTTGTCATATATTACATAAGCAAGGAAGATATTTTATAGTTCATTTTAAAGAGTTGTTTGCATTGGATGGTAAACATGCTAATCTCACTGTTAATGACGTACAGCGTCGAAATCGCATTGCTAGGTTACTTGCTGATTGGGGACTTATCTCTATAGTAAAGTCTGAAGCAGTTGCTGATATTGCACCTCTTAATCAGATTAAGGTTTTATCTTATAAAGACAAAGGTGATTGGATACTAGAACAGAAGTATAATATAGGGAAGAAAGGAAAGAAAGAGGAAACCGAATAAAAAAGTAGGGGATCCAACATCCCCCTTTTTTGTGTTACATGGTTAAATAGTAATGTCGCCTTCGGGGACACAATTTACACTCGCTTTTAAAGGAGAACCATGAACACACTAGCACGATACCATGCTAATAATCTTCCAGAATTGATGGAGAAGATTACTAAGAACAGCATAGGACTAGATGATTATCTCAATAGATTTTGGGATGAATCAACTAAAGAAAATTACCCACCATACAATTTGATACAATTAAATAATCATGAATCGAAACTCGAAATCGCACTTGCGGGGTTCAAGAAAGATGACCTCAAAGTCTTCACGGAGTTTGGAAAATTACATGTCGAAGGCCAGAAAGAATCTTCAGAAACGGATGGAACGTTTGTCCACAAAGGATTGGCCCAACGAAGTTTTAAACGAGTTTGGACGGTCTCCGACGATACGAAGGTTGGATCCGTCAAGTTTGAGGATGGACTCCTCACAGTGGAATTAAATAAGATAGTTCCAGAACATCATGCTCGAAAAGAGTATCTTTAAAATACATGGGGTCTTTACAGACCCCTTTTTTATTGCTATAATGTATGGAGGTAAAAATATACTATGACAATTAAGTTATTGTTATTAAAATCAGGAGAGGATATTATCGCAGATGTCAGTGAAATGGCAGTTGGTGAAAAAGATTCTCAAAGAGTTGTTGGTTATTTTGTAGAGAAACCTGTTATTGTTAAGTTGAAAGATTCTCACTTAGTTGAAGAGGATAAAAAAACTGCATTACAAGTATCCTTATATCCGTGGATGCCATTAACTAAAACTGAGAAGATTCCATTAAGTTTGGAATGGGTTGTAACTATGGTAGATCCCATAGATAAATTAAAGCAAATGTATGTTGAGGACATTGTAAACTATGGACAAGATAATAAAGGTGATAGCACTGATGAATCATCACCTAGTGATAGCGGAGATTGATGAAGTTGCTGCTGCAGATATTGGTCAACCTGATTGTAAGGTAACAAAACCATTTCTTATTAATACTGAATCTGGTCAAACAATATTGGAACCCTATTTGCATACTGTCACAAGAGATGAAGCATTTATGATGGGGTCTGATAAAATACTTACTTTGGTAGACCCAACTCCAACTCTACTTGAAAAATATCTAGACCTTACTAAAGAATGAAATTCTACACCAATGTTCAACTAATCGGAAACCAGTTTTTGGTTCGTGGAGTTGAGAATGGTAGAAGGTATGAACATCGTGATGAGTTCTTTCCGACTCTATTTGTCAAATCTAAAGGAAAAGCTAAATACAAAACGTTGAGTGGAGAATCAGTTGAAGCAATTAATCCAGGTACGGTTAGGGACTGTCGTGAGTTCTATAAGAGGTACGAAGATGTTGAGGGATTTGAGATATATGGGAATGATCGGTATATTTACCAATACATTTCAGAGAAATACCCAGACGATGAAATCAAGTTTGACATATCTCAAATTAAGCTTGTTACTCTGGATATTGAAACTACGTCTGAGCAGGGTTTCCCTAATGTTGAATCGTGCGTGGAAGAGATCCTGGCAATCACAATACAGGATTACACAACTAAGCAGATCATTACTTGGGGTAGCAAACCCTTTAAGAATACTAGGAAAGATGTAACATATCATCATTGCCCAACAGAGTATGAACTTCTAACATCCTTTATAAACTATTGGATGCAAGATGTTCCTGATGTTATTACAGGGTGGAACATACAGTTATTTGATATACCTTATATTTGTAAGAGATTAAATAGAGTTCTTGGTGAGAAGTTGATGAAGAGATTCTCACCTTGGGGACTTGTATCTGAGAGTGAGATTCATATTATGGGTAGAACTCATACTGTTTTTGATGTGGGTGGTGTTACTCAACTTGATTACTTAGATCTTTATAAGAAGTTTACATATAAGGCACAGGAGTCTTATAGGTTGGATTATATTGCTAAGGTAGAACTAGGACAGAAGAAATTAGATCACTCTGAGTTTGATACATTCAAAGAATTTTATACTGGCAATTGGCAGAAATTTATTGAGTATAATATAATTGATGTGGAACTTGTTGACCGTTTGGAAGACAAGATGAAACTGATTGAACTTGCACTGACTATGGCATATGATGCTAAAGTCAATTATAATGATGTGTTCTATCAGGTAAGGATGTGGGACACCATCATTTATAACTATTTAAAAAAGAGGAACATAGTTATTCCTCCTAAGAATAGATCTCAAAAGAACGAAAAATACGCAGGTGCTTATGTCAAGGAACCGAAACCAGGAAAGTATGATTGGGTGGTTAGTTTTGACCTCAATAGTCTGTATCCTCACCTTATTATGCAATATAACATTTCCCCAGAGACCCTCAGGGAAACTCGACACGGTAGTGCCAGCGTTGAAAGGATCTTAAACGAAGAGGTATCAGACTTCAATCCAGAATATGCAACCTGTGCTAATGGAGCACAGTATAGGAAAGATGTGCGTGGATTCCTACCAGAGTTGATGGATAAGATGTATGGTGACAGAGTGGTCTTCAAGAAACGAATGCTTGCTGCGAAACAGGAATATGAAAAGAACCCATCAACGGCACTCACAAAAGAAATCGCTAGATGTAACAACATCCAAATGGCGAAGAAGATATCACTTAACAGTGCTTATGGTGCTATTGGCAATCAGTATTTTCGATATTACAAATTGGCTAACGCTGAAGCCATTACCTTGAGTGGACAAGTATCTATCCGTTGGATAGAAAATAAAATGAACCAAAAGATCAATAAGATCTTAAAAACTGAGGATGTTGATTATGTTATTGCTTCAGATACTGATTCCATTTACCTTAATCTCGGTCCTTTGGTTGACCGTGTATACGAGGGCAGAGAGAAAACTACTGAGGGCGTTGTTTCGTTCCTTAATAAGGTGTGTGAAAATGAATTTGAGCCTTATATTGAGGGTTCTTATCAAGCGTTGGCCGACTATGTGAGTGCATATGATCAAAAGATGCAAATGAAGCGGGAGAACATCGCAGAGAGGGGTATATGGACTGCTAAGAAGAGATACATCCTCAATGTGTGGGATAGTGAAGGTGTCAGATATGAAGAACCCAAGTTAAAGATGATGGGTATTGAGGCAGTTAAATCCTCTACACCAGCACCTTGTAGAGATATGATTAAGTCTGCTCTTAAGATTATGATGAATGGTACTGAGGATGAAGTTATTGACTTTATTGATCAGTCTCGTAAGGATTTTAAGAAGCTTCCACCTGAAGAAATTGCATTCCCACGGTCTGCATCAAATGTAGAAAAGTATAAGGCACACTCTACAATATATGCTAAAGGAACTCCTATACATATACGGGGTGCATTATTGTATAACCATTATGTTAAGAAACATAAGTTAGATAATAAGTACTCTCTTATTCAAAATGGTGAAAAGGTCAAATTCTGTTATCTAAAAAAACCAAATGTTATTCATGAGAATATTATCTCATTCATTCAGGATTTCCCTAGTGAAATTGGTCTTGACAGATACATTGATTATGACCTACAATTTGACAAAGCCTTCTTGGAACCACTTAAGATCATCTTAGATGCTATTGGGTGGAATGTTGAGAAAACTGTAAACCTAGAACTTTTCTTTTCCTAATGCAATTACCTATCAATCACAAAGATTTAGATACTATTATTAATGCACTTTCTTTGGGTGGAGATACTAGACTTTATTTCCTACTAAAAAATATTCGTGACAATAATAATCTAGAGAGGGAAAAGTTTGATGTTGCGGAGTGTGACATTTAATGATCTTTGATAAAGTGAGTCTTGTTACTGGTGGATTTGACCCAATTCACAGTGGACATATATCATACTTTAAGAGAGCAAAAGACCTTTCTAACTATCTTGTTGTAGGATTGAATGGTGACCCTTGGTTGAAGCGTAAGAAAGGACAATACTTTCAATGCTGGACTGAGAGAGCAGATATTATCCGTCATTTAGATATGGTAGATGCAGTTATCTCTTGGGATGATTCAGATGATTCTGCATGTGGTGCTATTGCAAAATGTTTAGAAATTTCTGATAGTGTTATTTTTTGCAATGGAGGTGATAGAATTAAAACCAATACACCAGAGATAATAGGTTACGGTGATGACCCTAGAGTATTCTTTAAGTTTGGTATTGGTGGGGAAGATAAGATGAATAGCAGTTCATGGATTCTTCATGGTTACTTTGAAAGACAACGCAAATTATTAGGTATTTGAAATGGATTTTTTAAAAGAGATTGTAAAAGAAATCGGTGATGACTACACCCAACTCGCAAAAGACATTGAAGAAACAGAACAGTTCATCGACACAGGTTCGTACATCTTTAATGGATTGGTTAGCGGTTCCATTTATGGTGGTGTATCTAGCAATAAGATTACTGCCATCGCTGGTGAAAGCAGTACTGGAAAAACTTTCTTCTCCCTCGCAGTTGTCAAGAACTTTTTGGACTCTAATCCTGACGGTTACTGTCTCTATTTCGATACTGAGGCTGCTGTTAATAAACCATTACTCGAATCTCGTGGCATTGACTTAAGTAGATTAGTGGTTATAAATGTAGTAACCATCGAAGAGTTTAGGAGTAAAGCATTAAAGGCAGTTGATAAATATCTACAAATGCCCATAGAGGATCGCAAACCATGTATGTTTGTGTTAGACTCTTTGGGAATGCTTTCCACCGAAAAGGAAATCACGGATGTCTTGAATGATAAGCAAGTCCGTGATATGACTAAATCTCAATTGGTGAAAGGTGCATTCAGAATGTTAACCTTAAAACTTGGTCAGGCGAATGTCCCACTCATTGTCACAAATCATACGTACGATGTCATCGGAGCTTATGTACCAACAAAAGAAATGGGGGGAGGTAGTGGACTCAAATATGCAGCGAGTACAATCATATATCTCAGCAAGAAAAAAGAGAAAGATGGAAAAGAAGTCATCGG